GTGTTTGCGCGCTATGCAGGATCCCGTATTAAAATACACGGAGGAGAAGTACGTTTGCTGAATGACGACGAAATTCTAGCAACCATCAAGAATCCAGAGGATATCTTGCATGAAATATAAACATAGGAAGGAACTATGCCAGAAGAAGAAAAAAAATCTAGTAAACAACTAGTTGATATAGATACATCGGGCCCAGAGGTTGATGTAACTGTACCAGAAGTAAAAGAAGAACCAGTAGTAACAGAAAAGGAGCCACATGAAGAAACTACTCAAGACAGTCCTATCACCGATGACACACCTGAGAAATCAGATGAGCGCGTGGATGTTCGAGATAGCGAGGACGATCAAAAACAAAGTCCAGCGAAAGAGGACGAAAAGCTAGAAGAATACAGCAGAGGAGTTCAAAACCGTATCTCTAAACTGACACGCAAAATGCGTGAAGCAGAACGTAGAGAAGCAGCGGCTGTGGATTATGCACAGGCTGTAGAATCTAATAGAAAACAAATGGAATCTCATTTTGTAAAACGAGATTCTGTATATAATAAAAAACTTGAAGAAAATGTAAAAACAGGAATGGAAGCAGCAGAAAAAGAATTAGCTGGTGCCATTGAATCTGGAAATGCACCGGCTCAAGTTGAAGCAAATAAAAGAATTGCTGCTCTTGCTTTTGAAAATGCTAAAATTCAACAAGCAAAAGAATATCAGGAAGAAGTTGAGAAACAATCAAGACCACAACGTAGACTTTCTGATGAACAATATCTACCAAGAAGAACTCCTACGGAGTTACCTGATCCTGATCCTAAAGCTGAAGATTGGGCGTCTCAAAACAGATGGTTCGGTTCAGACCGAGCTATGACGTTTACCGCGTTCGAGATTCATAAGGATTTAGTGAATAAGGAAGGTTTTGATCCTAAATCAGAAGAATATTATAAGGAAGTTGATCGAAGGATAAAGCTTGACTTTCCGCATAAATTTGATAAAGGTGGTAGTGTAAATACGTCCGAACCCGTTCAGACGGTTGCTTCTGCTAAAAGAAGCGTTAAACCAGGACGCCAAACTGTGAGACTCACTTCCTCCCAGGTAGCAATTGCTAAAAAATTAGGAGTGCCACTTGAAGAGTATGCGAAACAATTAAAAATCACGAAGGAGGCATAAGCATATGAATACAAATGATAAAAAAACTTCCCGTGCGAACCAAACAAGGTCTAAATCTGAAAGACCAAAAGTATGGGTTCCACCATCATCTCTAGATGCACCACCAGCGCCTAAAGGCTTTAGGCACAGATGGATAAGAGCTGAAAGTGTTGGTTTTGACGACACTAAAAACATCTCAGGTAAATTAAGATCTGGATGGGAATTAGTGAGATCTGACGAATATGAAGGTTCGGACTATCCTGTTGTTAAAGACGGAAAATACGCTGGGGTAATTGGAGTTGGTGGCCTATTGCTGGCTAGGATACCTGAAGAACTCGCGAAGCAACGTACTGAATATTTTCGTAAACAAACGGAAGCTCGGGACGAAGCAGTTGACAACGACTTAATGAGGGAACAGCACCCAAGTATGCCGATCAATATTGATCGACAGACACGTGTAACCTTCGGTGGTACAAAGAAAAGTTAATTTTTTAACAATTCTCAAACCAACGAATTAAATTAACCCGTTTACAATTTAACGATTGTAAACATTACGGAGTAATACTATGGCAAATAGAAATAGCGCCGGCTTTGGATTTATTCCTGTAGGAACGTTGGGTAATACCCCAGCTACTCAGGGATTGTCTAAATATTGGATTGCTGCTGCATCTACTGTTGATTTATATCACGGTGGCGCAGTTGAAATTACAGCTGGCTATGTAACATCTGCTGAATTAACCCCTGCTACAAGACCTGTAACAGGTGTGTTAAATGGTATCTTTTATAACGCGACGAGTACTAAAAAACCGACGTGGGCTAACTGGTACGAGCAGCCAATTACTCCAGCTAACAGTGAAAATATTCAAGCTTTTGTAAATGACTATCCTTTCCAGGAATATGTTGTTTCTACAGATGCTGCTGTGGCGCGTGCAGGCTTCTTTGAAACCTACGAGTGTTTTACTAACACAGGTGGAACTGATGCAACTGGCGTATCCAGCACAACTTTGAATATTGGTGGCACTGATGCTAGTACTTACCAATGGAGATTGATTAGAGAAGCAGAAGATCCTGAAAATCAGGATATTACTGCTGCTTATTGTTCAGTCATCGTGGTCCAGAGTACTAATCAGATCGTCACTCAAACAACATAGGAGCAAATAGACATGGCAATATCAAGAGCACAGCTAGTTAAAGAGCTAGAACCAGGCCTAAATGCACTATTTGGGCTGGAATACAAACGGTATGACAATGAGTCATCCGAAATATACGCAACCGAGTCTAGTGACAGAGCTTTCGAAGAGGAAGTAATGTTATCAGGATTCGCTAACGCTGACGTAAAAGCTGAAGGTGCTGGGGTTTCATTTGATGAAGCTCAAGAGACTTTCACTGCACGTTATACTCACGAGACAGTAGCTTTAGCATTTGCTATAACTGAAGAAGCTATGGAGGACAACCTCTATGACAGAATTTCTTCTCGTTATACAAAAGCTTTGGCAAGATCTATGGCTAACGCTAAACAAGTTAAAGGGGCAGCACCATTAAATAATGGCCTACCCGGAGTAGCTACCTTCAAAACAGGTGATGGAGTTTCATTAATAAACTCTTCTCACACAACTATTGCAGGTTCGTTTAGTAATACGCTATCAACAGCAGCAGATCTAAACGAAACATCATTAGAGCAAGCACTGATTGACATTGCAGCTTTCACTGATGAACGTGGATTAAGAATAGCAGCGCAAGGGAAGAAAATGATTATTCCTTCTGCTCTTCAATTTACTGCTGAGAGAGTTCTTAAGTCTCCAGGTAGAGTAGGAACAGCGGACAATGATATCAATGCACTTAAAAACTTGGGGATGGTTCCTCAAGGTTATAGAGTCAATCACTTTGTGACTGACACTGATGCATGGTACATTATCACTGATGTTCCAAACGGCATGAAGTATTTCGATAGAGCACCATTGAAAACAGCAATGGAAGGCGATTTCGATACTGGCAATGTTAGATATAAAGCTAGAGAAAGATACAGTTTCGGCTGTTCTGACCCTAGAGGTATCTATGCATCACCAGGTGCGTAATTAAAACTAATTATGTGGCGGCGCCTTAATGTCGCCACATTTTACTGATATAATGAAAATTCTATGAAAAAATTCCTAGTACAGATATGGGCTTATGATTATCATGCTAAATTTGAAGTTTTAGCTGAGGATAATTCTGCGTCTATAGAGAAATCTATCCTTGACAAACTAGGAGAAAAAAGTGTAAAATGGGAGAATATGGAGAATTGTTATGATTCTCATATTAAAAGAATAACCTATGAGGAGGTTATAAATGACACAAGACCTATACACTACAAAGAGGTCCTTGGAGTTAAATTGGCAACAAGAGTACCTGAAGGCGGGCAAATATAGTATTAATATGTCCACTATTGATAAAAAAATTCAGGAAATTATTAAGGAAATTATTGCCACAGAGTTTGAAGAAGATATGCGTCTAACTCAAGCTCAAAAAGCCAAGCCCCAAGTTTCGATAGCCACTTAAGCGCTATCAAAAATCAGTTTTTTTCGCAGGGGTACCTTGCACTTTTTTTTAAAATAGTGTATAAATAGCTTACTATACAATTATTAATTAGATGTAGACGCGTATAGTCGACGGCCTAGAGACTACATCTTATAAACTAGGAGGATTATAATTATGGCAAATACTACGTTTCAAGGACCAGTAATATCCAAAAAAGGATTTTACAATACAGGTCCAGCTAATGTTATAGATGCTGACTCAAGTACATCATTAACAGTTGCTACCCATGCGGGTAGAATTGTACATAATGATGCGGCTGGAGCAGTGACTTATACGTTACCTGCGGTTAATGCAACTGCTGATTCTGGGATTGCAGGACCAGGACCAAGCTTAGATAACCTAAGTAATGTTGGTGCAACTTTCACTATCGTCGATTCAATTACGAAAACTGGAGATTTAGTTGTCCAGGTTGCGAATTCAACTGACGTTATGACTGGAATGGCAACCATAGTTGACACAGACACAACTGACAATATGGAAGGTTTCATGACAGTAGCAGCATCAGACACTATTACCTTAAATGGTACTACAACTGGTGGACTGACACACGCTACAATAGTGTGCACTGTTTTAGGTACAGGTCTATGGTTGGTTTCCGTCAATACTGGAGGATCAGGCAACTTAGCTACACCATTTAGTGCAGCGGTCTAATAAATAAAATGTGAGCTCCTTCGGGAGCTCACAGCTAAGGAGAAAAAATGGGTACATATATAAGTACAGTAAAATCCATAAACGTAACTGCTACGGGCGCTATTTTTGCGGGACCATGTAGAATCT